GACATCGACGCGTTCCTGAACTTCGACGAACTGTTCGCGGCATATCCGGTGCTCGGCTCGCTCAAGTTGATGCTCCATATCGGCCCGTATGACGCGACGAAGTTTGAGCGCGCCAACGGCTTCCTCGCCCAGGACACGGTCTATGTCCGCGCCGACACGCGTGAGCGTGCGCTTGAGATCGCGCTGCACGAATTGCAGCACGCGATCCAGTGGATTGAGGCGTTCACGCCCGGCGGCAACGCGCAGCGCGTTCTGAATGACGCGACCTGGGCGCAAATGGGCGCAAGCCCGACCACGCTCTCGACGGCGTTTGAGTATTTTTATCGTTTCCACCTGGACACGCACCTAAAGCGGCTCGGCGTCGAATCCGTGGAGCGGTTGAGCCGCTACCCGGATATGTACCAAACCGCGCTCAACTACGCGCGCCAGCAAGCCGCGTTCGATGTCTATCAGCGCGTGCTTGGCGAGACGGAAGCGCGCGCGGTGCAGCTCCGTCGCGGCGGCACGTTCTCGACGCGCCGCAAGGACGCCAAGCCGCTTACGGCGGAAGAGCGCAAGAACACGCCGCCGTCGCAGAGCTTCGACGTCGATCCGCAATGGGCGATCACGCTGCCGCCGGTTGAGGGCGCGTTGGTTTCGTTCCGCGATGCCGACACGCGTGCGCTCGATCTCTATGGCGACCGCAAGCCGCCCGGCCTTGGCTCTGGCTACGGCGCGCAGCCGGGTGCGGAAACGCCGGTGTCAATGCGACGCATGGCGATGGATGATGTGGGCGCGGCGATCACGTCGCTCGCCAAGCGTATTGAGGAGGGCGTCGAGCCTCCGCCGACACATCGCAACGCGCTCCGGTTCGGCACGGAACAAGATGTCGCCGATCTGCGCGCCATGATCGCGCGCGGCGCAACGGCCGACGAAATCTTGTCGTCGCCGCTCATGCGCGCTGTCGAGCAACACTCGGCAGAGACGCCGCTTACAGCGACAAAAGAGCAGGCCGCAGACCCCGACTTTCTTGACGGTCGTGAGTATGTCGATCCGCGATCTCGCGAGACGGTCGACGCGGAAGAGGCGATTGAGCGCCTTAAGGACATTTACGAGGCCAAGGCCGGCGGCAATCCTCGGCGCGCGTTTCAGGCGGTCGTGGTTGTGGGGTATCCGGGCTCGGGCAAATCGACGTTCATCAACAACATTGCACGCTCTTATGGTGCGGCAGTGGTTGATGCTGATATCGCCAAGGAGTTCGTTCCGACTTACGACGAGGGCTTCAACTCGCAATCCGTACACTTCGAGAGCGCCGGCCTGCGTGCTGCGGCGCAGACTGATTTTCTCGATAGCGGCACAAACATCGTCATTGAGCGTGTGGGCGACAACGAAGTCGGTATGCGCAAGCTGGTCGATGAGTTGCGCTCCGCGGGCTACTCCGTCTCATACGTGCATATCGACGTCGATCTTGACGAAGCTGCGCGCCGCATGGCTGCGCGGTTCTTGTCGGGTGGGCGCTATGTCGATCCGCCGATTTTTCGTGCGACGGCTGGAAAGCCGAAAGCGGTATTTGGCGCATTCGTTGATAATCCACACCTTGCAGGTTATATTGAAATCAATGCCAACGGACCGCCCGGCCAAATCGTCATCGAAAAACAAGGGGGCGCCGACGCCTCCGCGCTCCTCGCCGCAATTGGAGGAGGAGCACGATCCGGCGCACTGGATGATGGCGGGGCGCAGGCTTCGGGACGGCCTGCGGGTGCAGCGTCAGACGCGCAAGGGGCGGGCTACGCCCAAGGCGAAGTAGCGCTCAACGAGGCGCGCACTGCTGGCTACCAGGGCCAAGACACCGGCGAGGCGCGCGAGTGGCTTGCCGCTGTCGCCAAGGGTCTCGATATGTCGCAAGCCGCGCGCACGAAGCGCGCCGAAGCGGCAGGTTTTGTTTCGTCATTTCACGGCACCAACCGCGATGTCGGCGCGTTTCGCCGCTCTGCGTCCGGTGCGCTCGGTCCCGGCGTTTATCACGCGCGTAAGCCCGAAACGACACACGTCTTTGCGGGCACTCCGCGCGGCGTAGATCGCGACGGAAAGCGCGTCATTGAGTTCGGTTCCGGCGCAAACGTCATGCCGATCATGACGCGCGGGCGCATGGCGACGCTTGATCAGTGGGACAACGCCGTCGAACGAGCGTCGCGTGAATTGCGCGTCGATCCGTTTTCGTATGAAGCGCAAGAGCGCGCCGTCGCCGATCTTGAAGCGCAGGGCTTTGATGGCGTCAGCGACCCAGAGCGCGATTTCCACAACACGTTCCGCCCGCAGAACACGCGGTCAATCTTCGCCGCCTTCGACCCTGATTTTTCAGATAGCGCCAATCTTCTCGCACAAGCCTCCCCCCGCTCCGCCCCGCGCGGCTATTTCACGCCTGGCTATGGCCGCAACGGCGAACTGAGCAGCGCCGTCATCAACCTGCTGGAAGCGCGCAACCTGTCGACGCTCTTCCACGAAGCGGGGCACCTGAATCTCGAACTGCTGTTCGACTTCGCGCGCGCGGCCAATGCGCCGGAGGGCGTGAAGACGGATGCGCAGACCGTGCTCGATTGGTTCGGCGACGGGCTGACGCTCGAAGCATGGCAATCGATGACCATCGACCAGCGCCGACCGTATCACGAAATGTTCGCGCGCGGCTTCGAGGCGTATCTGCTTGATGGCAAAGCGCCGTCAAGCGCGCTGCGGCAGGTGTTCGCGACCGTCAAGGCGTGGCTGGTTCAGATCTACAAAAGCGTGCTCGCGCTTAAGGTCGATCTCACGCCAGAGATTCGCGGCGTCATGGACCGCCTGCTCGCGAGCGAGGAAGAGATCGCGGCGGCGCAGAAGCTGCAAGGCGCGGACGCGGTCATGTCGCGCGAGGCGTTCGGCGGCACGGACAAGCAATATGCGCGCTATCTCGCCAACATCGCTCGCTCGCGCGACGATGCAGAGACGGACCTGCAAGCGACGATCATGCAGGCGGTGTTCGCGGACCGCACGCGCTGGTGGCGCAGCGAGGAGCGCCGGCAACGCGAGACGGTTGAGATCGACATCGATAGCCAGCCGGTCCGTCAGCTTTACGATTGGCTCTCAACCGGTACGTGGCGGCACGGCGCAAAGCCGGACTGGCTGACGGAAGACGTGCGGCTTTCGCTCGCGGCGGTGGTGCGTGACTACGGGCAAGATGCGGTCGATGCGCTGCCGGCGGAAGTCAAAAAGCTGGACGTCGAGCAGCTTCAGAAGATCGCGGTCGCGACACGCGTCGCGCTCAACAAGCGCGGCCCGCAACGTCTCGCCGACTGGCTGCTGCACTACGCGGGCAAGCACGGCGGCATCGTCGACGAAGCGGGCGGGCTACAACAAGTGATCGACGGCAAGCGCGGCTTCGGGCGCGTCATCAACGACAAGGGCGGGCGGCATATCGACGATGTCGCGCTCGCGGCGTGGGAAGCGGGCTATTTCGGTGCGCCGCCGGGGCGTGCGGTTGAGGGGTATGCGCAATTTGGCGGGCGACGCGCCGACACAGCAAATCTCGATACGTTGAAGCTCGCGCGCGAATTAGAGCGCGGCGGCAAAGACACTTGGTTCATTTGGGCGAATACGGGCTGGGGGCGCGGCTTAGACGGGCAATGGAAATATTGGATTGACGACAAGGATCTTCGCTGGAAGGCAGACATTCGAAACGCGCGGCGGCGCGTCACGTCGCGCGCATTGTCTGACGTTATTGAGTGGCCCGCTCTCTTTGAGGCGTATCCGCAGCTTGCAGCTTATCGCGTGAACTTTGAGGACTTGGATGATGCAAGCGGCTATTTCTTAAGTGCCGACAAAGGTGTCTGGGGATTCATTACGATCGATCGAAAAGCGAGCGATCCGCTTGGCGTTCTAAGGCATGAAATTCAGCATGCCGTTCAAGAGATCGAAGGCTTCGCTCGTGGCTACAATCCGAACCGCGTGAAGCGTAATTCTGCTGAATGGAATGCAGCAATCGAGCACATGCGCCGGCGCCAGACGCGGCGCGCGGTGCGCGGTGAAGACATGGATAGCTTCATCGATAGCGCAAGCATCTATGTTTATCGCCACGAGGCTGGCGAGGTGGAGGCGGAGGAGGTTCGCTATCGAGCCATTGTGGGCGGCATGTACGGCGCCGATACAGCTGGCTGGTATGACGGCATTTCATTCTCGGCAGCAGCGCGCGCGCAACCACCATCGGAGCTCTATAGCCCGTGGATCGACAAGGAGAATGTCTGGATTAACCGTCACGACAGTTACGCCCAAGATGGCGTGCGCAATGGCGAGCGTCCGACGATCCGCGAGTTCTTGGACAAGCTCAACGAGGACATTCGCAACGATTCAAGCCCGGCCTACTCGACGCGCGACGCAGAGGAGGTTGCGGCGCGGCTCGAATATGAAGGCTGGCGGCGCTGGTTTGACCAACACGGCGTTGACCTGAAAGCGCCGGCGAAAGAGTTGCGGGCGCAGTTAGAGCGCGCTGTCGCGGGAGCGGACGAGGGCGGGCTGCACCCTGACGCGCTCGCAAACATGTTTGGCATCGACAATGGCGAGGCGCTGTTGCGCGGCCTGTCGCAGATCGAGCCGCGCGAGCAAGCGATCAAAGCCGAGCTGCGCAAGCGCATGATGCAAGAGTTTGGCGATCCGCTGAATGACGGCACGATCGCGGAAGAGGCGCGCCTGGCCGCGCACCGGGAATCGCGCGCGCGCGTGATCGAGTTGGAGCTTGAGGCGCTGGCGCGCGCCACGGGCCGCGCTGCAAAGCCGCTCAACGCGGCGGCCAGGGTCATCGCCGAGCGCCAGATCGAAAGCATGACCGTCCGTCAGATTCGCGGCTACGATTGGTTCCTGGGCAATGAGCGGCGCGAGGCGCGCAACGCTGTCGAGGCGATCCAGCGCGGCGACATGGGCGCGGCCGAAAAACACAAGCATCGCCAGCTTGTGAATTTCCACTTGTACCGGCTCGCGCGTGCGGCGTCCGAAGAGATGGACGTCGCGCAACGCTACCTGAAAAAGTTCTCGCGCCCTGGTGTGCGTGAAAACATCGACGGCGATTATCTCGACCAGATCGACGCACTGCTCGCGCAATTCGAGTTGCGCAAGCGTTCCGGGCCGCAACAGGCGCGCCTCGCCAATCTCGGCCAGTGGGCCGCCGACATGGAGGCGCGGGGCCTAGGGCACTTGGTCAATGTCGACCCGCGCCGGATCGCCGACGCAGCCAAGCGGCCGTTCGCGCATTTGCCGATCGACGAAGCGCGCGGGCTGGTCGACACGATCAAGAACATCGAGCATCTGGGGCGGTTGAAAGAGAAGCTTCTAGCGGCGGCGGATCAACGCAAGTTCCGCGAAACGGTGAGCGAGGTCGCGGCGCAAATTCGCGAGACGGGGCCGTCGGCGCCAGCAACGCGCCGCACTTACACGCCGAACGCAATGGAGCGTACGCAAGATTGGGTGCGTCGCGCGCATGCGGAAATGACCCGCATGGAGTTTCTGTTCAAGCATCTCGATGGCAAGGCCAACGGGCCGGTGTGGAACGCGCTGTGGGCGCCTCTCGCACGGGCGGCGGACAAAGAGAGCGCGCTGATGCGCGACGCGACAAAGGGCATGCAAGCGATCTGGTCGCGCTACACGCGGTCTGAGACGGCGCAAATGTTCACCAAGCGCATCGACACGCCAAGCCTGCCGGTCGATGGTCCCGCCGGCCGGTCAACGTCGTTCACCAAGGCGGAGATCATGACGATCGCGCTCAATTGGGGGAACGAAGGCAACCGCGCGGCTTTGCTCAACGGCTTCCGGTGGGAAGAGGCGAACGTCAAAGCGGTGCTTGATCGCGTGCTCGATGAACGTGATTGGCAGTCCGTGCAAATGATCTGGGATCTGATCGGCACGTTCCGCGACGAGGCGTTCACGCTGCAATACGATCTGACCGGCGTGCGCCCGCAGGCCGTCGAGGCGCTGCCCGTGGAGACGCCGTTCGGCACGCTGCGCGGCGGGTACTACCCGCTCAAATATGATGGCGAGCGCAACCTTGTCGTGGCGCGGCGCGATGAGATGCAAACGCAGCTCGAAGCGATGGGCTCGAATTGGCACAAGCCGATGACGCGCAAGGGCCACCTTGAGGCGCGCGTCGGTTCGGGTGGGCGCCCGGTCAAGCTGTCGCTCGACGTGTTTACCGAACATGTGCAGAACGTGGCGCATGACATCGCCTATCGTCGCACTGTCATCGACATCGACCGCATCATTCAAGATGAAGAGTTCGCGGGTGCGTTTATCGAGGCGAACGGCCGCCCGATGTACGATCAGTTGCGCCCGTGGCTGCAATCGATCGCGGCGGACCGGAGCGATCCGACTGCGTGGATGTGGCGCTTCCTGCAAAAGCTGCGCGGCAACGTCGCCATCGCCGCGATGGGCTACCGGCTGAGCACGTCGCTGCAACAAATCACGGGCTTGCTGCAAGCTGTGCCGGAATTGGGCTCGCTCGAAATGACGGGCGCGCTGGCGAAGCTGGTGCGCAACCCCGCGGCGATGTTCGCCAAAGCGGCCGTGATCGAGGGCAAGAGCGAATTTATGCGCTCGCGCCGTCAAACGCTGGACCGCGACATTCGCGAAACGATCGAGCGGATGGAGCAAACTGATCCGCTTTATCATATTCGCCACAACGCGTTCGCGCTGGTGGGTGCGTTCGATTGGGCCGTGAGCGCGACGGTGTGGACAGCCGCCTATGACAAGGCGATGGGCGGCAACGTGACCGGCATCGATGCAGCCGATGAGGCGGCGTCGATCGGGTACGCCGATAGCATGGTGCGCACGACGCAAAGCGCGGGGCTCAATCAAGACCTGCCGGCGATCATGCGGGGGAGCCAAACGAACAAGCTTCTGACGATGTTCTTTTCGTATTTCAGCGTGCTCTATAACTGGACCACGAACCAGGTGCTTGGGGCGCGCAAGGGCCGTATCCCGCCGCATGTCTTCATCGGCAACATGGCGCTGATCTACGTCATTGCGCCGTTCCTGGCTGAAGCCCTGGCCGGGCGCCTCGCGCCGCGCGAAGGCGAAGACGAGGAGGATCGCAACCGCCGCATCGCGCTCGTGATTGCTAAAATGCCGTTCGCCACAATCCCGGTCGTGCGCGACGTGGCGAACGTGATCGGCACGACGTTTGATTACCAGCTCTCGCCTGTGGAGGCGGGGCCAGCGCAGATCGCGCGCGCACTCCAAGACGCCGCGGCTGGCCGCACCTTCGATTCTGAGAGCACCACAAAGGCCGCCGTCAACGCCGCGGGCTACGCGTTCGGCCTGCCGAGCGGGCAGGCGTGGGTCATGATCGACTATCTGGTCGACCTTCTTGAGGGCGAGGAAGAGGGCTTCGACTTCCACGAGGCGTTCGTTTCCGACCGGCGCTAGGGCGCGGGCAACCCGTTCCGCGCGCATTCAGTGGGGTAGCCGCAAGCAAGCGTCGCAATGACGCTGAATGTCGAGACGCCCTTCGCCCGTTACGCGGGTTCTGGCACGCGCGGGCCATTCAGCGTGGCCGTGGCGTCGGTTCCGATCACGTACCGCGCCAAGAGCGAGATCATCGTCACGCGCTGGTCGGCGGCTGGCGTGCCAACGGTCCTGACGGAAGGCACGCACTACACGCTGTCGGCTGAATCCGTGGCGACGGGCGATAGCGCTGCGACCGTCACGCTGGATGCGTCGCAGGACGTTCTCGCGTCAGATCAACGCCTCACGATCGAGCGTGAGACGCCGCGCTCGCAGGTGCAGTCCTTCACGCAAAGCGGCGGCTTCTCCTCCGCATCGACGGAGATCACGCTCGATCGCCTGACGCGGCAAGTGCAGGAGCTATCTTACAAAGTCGGCAGCTCGATCCGCTTAAGCAATCTCGCCACGCATGACGTGCCGACGCTGCCGCGCACATGGGTCGATGACGCGATTCTCGGCACGGACGATGACGACAATCTAATTTGGTACGACGCCGCTGATTTTACCGGTCCGACCGGCGCGACGGGTCCGCAAGGGATTCAGGGCGAGCAAGGCGAGCAAGGTCCGCAAGGCGAGCAAGGTGAGCAGGGGCCGCAAGGCGAGCAAGGCGAACAGGGGGCGGCGGGCTCCGGCTCTGGCGACATGCTCGCGGCGCAAAATTTAAATGATGTCGCGGACAAGCCGACCGCACGCACGAACCTCGCGGTGTTCGGCATCGGCAACAATCTGAGCGAGGGCACGCCCTCGACGATGCGCGCCAATCTCGGGCTCGTTATCGGCACGAACGTTCAAGCGTGGGGCGCCAATCTTGACGCATTAGCGGCGCTTAGCGCCACGGCAGGGTTGGTTGCGCGCACTGGCGCGGGAGCGTTCACACAGCGTTCGCTTGCTGGCGCGGGCTTGGCGAGCGCGTCGAGCGCTGACGGTGCGTCGGCAAACCCAACTATTACAGTGACGGCGGCCAGCGACGCGCAAGCGCGGGCGCAATCGTCGGCCACGGTCGCGCTCACGCCTGCAAATCTTGCGGGCCGCGCGTCGTTCTCGGCGCATAAGAACGGCTCTGCGCAAGCATCGATTGCGTCATCGACAAACACAAAACTGACGTTTGGCACGGAGGTTTGGGACGTCGGCGCACTGTTTGACACGACAAACAGTCGTTGGGTCCCGCCCGCAGGTAAGGTGCGTATCTCTGCGTGCGCATTCTTCTCTGCGGGCGTCACGTCGGGAAGTCAGTGCAATATGCTGATTTACAAGAACGGCAACGTTCTCAAGGTCGGGCCGCTCACCTACCCAAACGCAACGACCGTGGGCGTCGGAGCCACGTGCATCGATGACGCGAACGGCACTGATTACTACGAAGTCTATGTCGCGGCCGGAAGCGGCGGAACCTTAACCGTCAGCGGCGACACAAGCCTCACCTATTTTCAAGGGGAGCAGGTGTAATGAGCTTGTCGCTCGTGTCTGATCTCGAAGCGCTAGGCTTTTTCGCTGCGTCGTTCTCGCTCCAAGGCGGAGACTTTGTGCTGCAAGACGATAGCGATGGTTCCGGCCTCTACATTCGTGAGTGGCTAAGCGCGCAACCGTGCCCGTTTCCTGACTTGCTCAGGGAGCCGCACCCCGCGGAGCAAGACAATGCCTGACAACACCGAGCAAAGCTGGTCCGACGCGCTGCTTGCGCTCTCGGAGGAAGCGAAAGAAGACGCGACGCAGTACGGCACAAGCGAGCGTTTGAACGTGCAGCTATCCGACCTGTCGCTCACGCTGCGCGGTTGGGCCGCGACGATCGACGCGAATGTGATGCGGCGCTTCGAGGCTGCACAACAAGCAGCACCTGTCGCCGACGAGACGATTGAAGAAGCCGCGCTTAACCCGGCGAATTGGGCGAGCATCGAGCAGGCGCGCGCTGGGCTGCGTGCGTTGGTGCGGCGCGAATACCAGAACCGCTCCGGCATGCGGCAGGTGCATTTGGTGCGCGTGATCGCGCTCTTGAAAATGGCGCCAGATGAGCGGCCGGTCGACTACGCGCTTGAACTTGAAGCGCACGAGAACGCGGCTGAGCGCTTGGCGACGCTCGATGTGGCGCGCGACGCAAAACTCGATTGGATCGAAGGCAACGACGATCTCGACGCGGCGCGCGCTTACGATGCGTCGGCTGGGTGGCCTTAATGAGCGACAATTACGATCCGCTTGATCCGCGTTATGCGCCCGGCACGGACGGCGCTGAGTATGAGCGCACGACGCGCACGCTCGGCCCTGTTGTGGGGCGCATGTTTCCGCTGATTGCGGTGCTGGTGCTCGTGATGTGGGTGCTGCGCGGGCTCGATCTTGTCGTGTGGCTCGTGCTCGCCGCGTTACTGGGCTGGGTTCTGTTCCGGCTTGGCTTCGTCAAGCGCCCCTGGCGCGAGATCATGGCCGCCAAGCTAGCGGAATGGAGGAATGATTGGGCGCATCTGCGCGAGTTTTTCCGTCAGGCGTTGCAGCCGCCAAGCGAGCAAAAGGCGCTCGCTATGGCGCAGCAACAACACTTCTTGCGCGACCGCATGATGTCGCCGCTGCGCATCTCCACGATCCTGCCGTTCGTCGCCATCGCGGTCGCCGTTGGCTGGGGCTTGTGGGAAATGAACAGCGCCACGAAAGCGCGCGCCGACCGCGACCGCGCGTGCACGGCGCAAGAAATGCGGGGCGACACGACGCGCCAAGCCTGCGCCGATTTGGCGGCGGCAGAGGCGCGCGTGTCGCGTGTCGTCGATGCGCACAACGCGGCCATTCAGTACGGGCATCAGTGCAATGCGCAAGTCGTGTCGGAACGATCGGCCTGCGAAGCGGACCGCGAACGGCTGCGCCTAGAAGCGGCGCGCATGAGCCGCAACACAGAGAAAGCGAGACTGAGGAGAGTCGACAATGAAGCACGTGACCGTGCTACTGGCGGCGCTCGCCGCGATCCCGTTGAACGCCTGCGCGAGCTTGCAACTGCCGGCGCGGCAGCAAGTGCTGGAACTGGCGCCAGTCCCGACCCCGCCGCCGGTGCTGATTCCACAATCGTGTCTTCGGGAGCCGGAGCATCCGCAGAACCTGTCGCCGCGCCCGGATTACCCGACCGACCCCTTTGATCGTTACGACGCGGTCATCGACGATCTGTCGCGCCACACGATCACGCTCGAAGGCGTCAACGAACGCGAGGCGGAAGCAACGCGCGTGTGCGCCAACGGGTTACGCGGGCAGGGGGCTCAATGACCGATGGGCCGGAGAACAGTTTCTTTTACGAAAGGCTGCTGGGGTTCGCTGAGAAGCAAGGCAACCTGAGTGCGCGGCAAGACGCGCTCGAAGCAAGCCTTGTTCAAATCGAGCGCAACATCACGAACAACCAGGATCGTAGCGCTGCGCATTTGAGCGGCGAGATCGTGCGTCTGGAAACGCGGCTCGATGATCGCATGTCGCGCGAGCGGCAAGAAACACACGCGTTAATTCGTTCGCAGAACGCGGCGCTGAGCAGCCTGATCACGCGCGCCGTAGCGCTGCTCGGGGCCGTGATGCTGGTTGGGTACAGCGCCATCGAACACATCGACGTCGTGATGCAAGTATTGGAGGCGTTCCGTGGCCGATGACGTGAAGCCGAAATTTTGGGCGCTGTGGGTTGAGGCGTTTCAATCCTTCTGGCGCGATCCGAAGAACATTACTGGCGGCCCCGGCGAATTGCAGCGCCGCATCTTCAAGTTCGCGTGGTTCGTGCTCGCGTTCTATGTGCTCGTGTGGGTCGCCATCCCGTCGCAAATCGAGAGCTGGAAGCTCTGGATGACAAACGACGTGCTTGCGACGCACACCGGCATTGCGATGGCGATTGCGAGCGCGCTCTGCTTTGCGGTGGTGCGCTACGCGGCCGAAGCCATGAAGCCAATCCGCGTGCCGATCTTCATTCCGAAGATCGAAATCGCGGAGCGCCGGCTGCGCGTGTACGTGACTCACCTGCATTTGCCGAACATCACCGTGCTTATCGGGTCCGCCGTTGCGGTTGGCCTGTTCGCGATGAGCTTTCTCGGCGTGTGGAACTACTACCTGCACGAAAACCAGAAGGTCGGCGGCGGCGCAAGCGTCGTTGCGACGGCCGGCGCAACCGACCACGTTGCGGAGGCGACGGCTGCGCTCGCAGCGCATCGGGCGGCGGAGCAGGCGCGCGCGCGCAACGCCGAACTTGAATTGTCGCGCACGCCTGAAAACTACGCCACGGCGCGCTCACGGATCATTGCGGCGAACACGGAAGCGGCGCGCCTCGCGGCTGAAACGGATCGCCAGCTTGCTGCTGAGTTGCGCGTCGCTCGCGCATCCAATGTGACGGTCGCCGAAACGCACAGCGACCCGCGCCCGGTTGATGGTGTGATGGCTGGGATTCTCGGTTGGGCGCGCGACGTGGTGGCGTCGTTCTCTGACGCGATGCGGTCGGGGCTTTTCGAGGCGCTGATTACGATGGGCGCGGGCCTGAGCCTTGTCGGCGCCACATCCCAGATCGGCGTTGGAAAACCGTTGGATACACGGGAAACACCGGAGGAGCCGGAAGAGCCGGCGCTCAACGATGTCGATCCGCCGCCCGCCGCGCCGCAGGAAGATGAGCGCCGCTATCGGTTCACCTTGCCCACAGCGACCGACGAGGACGTCGAAACGGCCAACGCCATCGGCCCCACGCAGCCGGAGACGGCCGCGCCGGAGGAGCCCGCGCCTGAGGCTGCCCCGGAAGAAGAGCCCGCTCCTGAGCCCGCGCAGGCCGATGCTGATCCGTTTGAGGACGATCCGCTGGCTGCCGACCACATCATGAATGAGCGTGAAGATGCCTAAGATCGTTGGAATCGACCTGGGAACAAGCACCAGCATGGTGGCCGCGCATGATCGCGGGCACTCGCGCCTGCTGGCGCAAGATGAGCGCGAGCGCATTTTCCCCACTGTCGTGGCGCTCGATCCGCGCGGCGGCGGGCGCGTCTCGGTTGGCTCGATCGCGCGCGACCAGATCGACACCAATCCTGAGTTCACGTTCACCGGCCTGAAGCGCCTGCTCGGCCGCAAGTACGAGGATCCGGCGGTGCAGGAATGGTCCGGCTATGTCGGCTATTCGATCGTCGAGGGGCCGGACGGCTGGGCTTATGTGCGCGGCCCGGACCGCCCCTATTCGCCGATCGAACTGCTGGGGCATGTGTTTCGGCGCCTCGGTGAGATCGCGTCGACCTCGCTTGGCGAGCGCGTCACCGATTGCGTGGTGGGCGTGCCGGCGCACTTCGACATGGTGCAGCGCGAGGCCATGCGTCAGGCGGCGCTGGCGGGCGGGCTGACGGCGCAACGGCTCCTGCCTGAGCCCACGGCCGCGGCCGTGGCCTACGGCGTCGACCGCTCCGAGAACCGCACCATCGCGACCTACGATTTCGGCGGCGGCACGTTCGACGTGTCGGTGCTGTCGATCCGGGGCAAGCGCTTCCATCCCCTCGCATCGTTCGGCGATCCCTATCTCGGCGGCGAGGACTTCGACCGGCGCATTGTCGATTACGTCGCCGACGAGTTCGCGGCCAAGCATGGCGTTGATCTGCGCGATAGCCCGCTGTCGCGCGCACGCCTGCGCCTGGTGTGCGAGCAGGCAAAATACGATCTGTCGGCGTCGGAAGGCGCGCGCATCCAGGCGCACTCGATCGGCGAAGCGCCGCCCCCAAATCGTTTTGCGTTGCATGTCGATACGACGCTGAGCCGCGAGACGTTCGAGGAGATGGTCATCGATCTGGTCGACCGCACACGCGCGCCGTGCCGGGAGGCAATGCGCGCGGCCAAGGTCGATCCTCAAGACATCAGCGACGTGGTGCTGATCGGCGGCATGACGCGCATGCCGCTCGTCATCGAAACGGTGGCCGAAATCTTCGGGCGCCGCCCCAAGAACGACATCGATCCGATGGTCGCGGTGGCCTATGGCTGCGCGACGCAAGGCGCGGTGTTGAGCGGCGCGGTCAAGTCGATCTCGCTGCAAGAGCGCGTGCCCGCGTCGATCGGCATTCGGATCGGCAACGGCACGATGCACACCATGCTCCGGCAGGGGCGCACGTTGCCCGCGCGTGAGTCGGCCGTGTTCGGGCTTGCTGAGAAAGACGCTGACCGTGCCGTCGTTGACGTGCACCAAGGCGAACTAAAGGTCGCATCTGACAATCGCCTCGTTGCGAAGATCGTGCACAACGAATTGCAGCGCAGCCGCCCGGAGCGCGGCTCGACCCGCGCGCAAGCCGCGCTCTCCGTTATTTTCAACATGAACGAGGACGGCATTTTGACCGTCATCACAGAGAACGTGCACTCGAAAGAACGCCTTGAGCATCGCGTGCACGCGGACACCGGCATGACGCCGGAAGCGATCGACGAAATGCGTCGCATCGGTGAAGAGGGAGAAGCGTGATGGAAGACTTTCTTGCGATGCTGCATCCGCCAAGCTGGACGATCTGGCAAACCATCGGCACCGGCGCGACGCTGACGCTCGGGCATATCCTCGGCAAGATCGTGATCAACGCGGTCATCAAGCTCGGCGGCGACATCGCGCGGCAAGCCGCAAAAAAGTAGCCCCGCCGAAGCGGGGCCAAGTGTAGGCGCTAGGGACTGGCGCCTAGGCTCGATTGAAGAGCGGCAGACGTTCGACATTGTCGTCGTTGGCCACAACGCGCGGGCGGCGCGTGCGCTTCACCGGCCGCGTGGCTTGACGCTTTGTGCGCCGTTTGCCGCCGCGCTCGGCGGGAAGGCGATACGCCGCGCCGCAGGTCACGATCAGCACGTAAACCAGCGCCGCCTTAAACACGTCGCCGATGTTGCGCTCTGGCGTGGGCGTGCGCTCGGCGCGCTCCATCGCTTCAAGCTCGGATCGGTAGAGACGTTCGCCGCGCGCCATCTTGTCGGCGGCTTGGCGGTAGGTCGCTGATGTCTCGGTCATCTCCGCGACGGCCTGCGTGCGCGTGTGTGCGAAGTAGCCGCTGAGGTTTCCGATTGAGATCAGGATCGCGGCGGCGGCGAGGGCGAGGCCGACGCGCGCCTGATGCTCGTACTTGGCCCCGCCGCGCTGCAAGAGCGCAATCGAGACGGGCACGCCAAGCGCGCCATAGATGCCGGCGCCGACCGCGACGACGGTCTTGAGGAGGGCGTCGGTCGGGACGGTGACGCCAAGCAGCGTGAACGCTTGCGCCTGGGCGGCCGTCTGGAAGGCATAGACGGCTTCGCCGAAGCTCGCCGCGGCGAGAATGGCGAGGCCGGTCGCGAGCAGCACCTTGCTCTCGCGGCGGGGGAGGGTGGTGGTGAGGGACATTCGGGGCTCCTAAGTGGCGGTGTACACCGGCCATAGCGCCGATGTGTGGGGCTTGTCAAGCCGGTGTACACCTGCCAGATAGGATTCATGGCAAAGCGAGAACGAACCCCGGCCCGCGTCGAGGCGGAAGAGCGCCGGCTACAAGAGCTGAAAGATCAGGGGCTCTTTGTGCAGATCAACGTGCGCGTCAAAAGCGAGGCGCGCATGAAGGTGCTGAAGAGCCTGCGCAAGCGCTTTCCAGATCTGACAGACGCCGCGATTGCGTGGAAGGCGATGGAATTGTTGTCAGCGAAGGGGAATCGGAAATGACGCGGGAGAAAAACTAATGCCACGATTTTTGTCAGACCCCGAGAACGTCGTCCGAGAAGAAGAGATCATCGACTCAGCTTTAGAGGGAACGCTCGATCACGCGATCTCCCTTTTGGAAAGCTACCGTGTAGCCGGTCGCAACGACATCACGATTGAGAAAGAGAGCGACCACGGCGGCGGCTACTACTTGATGGTCAAGTGGTGGCGTGAGCTTACGCCTGAGGAAGTCGCACAACAGGAACGCGACGTCCAATAGTTGTACACGCGCACCCCTAACCGCTTGTCGCGTAAGGGGTGGTCCCGGCGCCAGTTGTACATTGAAAGCGTTGCGCGCCTTGGGTTCGAGCCAGCTTGGGAAGCTGACGTTCTACCTCTGAACTACGCCCGCTAAGTTGTTGCTCTCTCTCAAATTCCGGCGCAGCGCGCAAGCTGAGTTGTACATTGAGTTGTACATTCAGGTTCCGGTTTTGACCTTGAAGCGCGCCCGCAGGGCGTCGGCCACAGCCTTGGCGCTCACATATTTTCGGATGATGTTCTGCACGTCGACGACGCTCCAATCGACCAGTTGCGCGATCTCCTCGTCGCTGAAATCGGTGTGCGTTTTAAGGAGGGTCACAAACGTTCCTTTGCCGTCGTGCGCCGAGCGCCCGATCCCGCATGCGCGCGCCACGTCGCCGATGAGCGTACCGAGTGAATTGGGCGTGTAATTCCCGCCGCGCGAGCTGGTGATAAGCCACGGGCTTGAGGCGCCATAGGCTTCGTCGCGATAGGCGAGGAAACGCGCCAAATCGGGAAGCACCGGCAGCACGACGACACGCGGTTTGCGCTTAGCGGTGCGCGCTCGCCGGGCGCCTTTGCGCGGCGTGTAGGTGATGGCGCCATCGTCGATCCAGGCACGCGCGAAAACGCTGGCGTCTTCGCGTCGCGCGCCTGTGTTCAAGATCAGCGTGAGGGCGTCGCGCGCTGCGGCAAGGCGAAAGATCATAGCCGGCCGAAACGGGTTTGTCGGCGGCACCGTAAGCCAGACGCGCTCGATCTCGGCGGCAATGTATTCCCGGTACTTTGCTTGCATTGCCGGCTCCCAGATCAAGTCGGAGCGATCGCTGTTCGATGCTTCTGAGATTCCGAGCGCTGGGTTTTTCTCAATGTTGCCGTGCTTCGTGTTCCACGCGAACACGCGCCGGATGATTTGCAGCCGATAGTCGGCTGCGCGCGCTCCACGCTCGCTTACAATGGCGCCATGCCATCGTTCAAAGAAGGCCGGCGCACGAGGAGCCTTCAACGTGATGCTGCGCATCGATCCGAGTCTGTCCTCGCGCATTTCCTTCATGATGCGGGACCATTCGGTTTTCGTGCTCTCGCTGATGCGCCTGAAATCTGTCGAGCGCTCGAACGCATCGATCAAGCCCGCGACGGTCGCGAGCGAGGGCGCGTTGTTTTTTGCCGCGCTGTACTTCTCCGCCATCTGCGCGGCGTCGCCAGCCGCTAACGCTTCCGCTTGTTGCTCTGTGGCGCCGGTGTAGTTCCCAAGCATCGGCCCGCCGCGCCACGCCGAATAGCGAACATGAACGCGGCCGGGCTTACGAACGATCGTTCGATGCACGCCCGGCAGCGAAATAGCTCTGTTCAAAGTCGTCGAGCGCCGCTTCGGCATCGCCCTCTCCCCCAGAAGACTTGGCCGATAGCATTTTGCTTTTGTCAACAAATTCGACGCCGCCGGGGCGCACGAAGATTCCCTTGCCAAGCTTGTCGGCGAGCGCGGCTAGGCGTTCGATCTCACGATCCGTGGGGTAGCGGCGGCGGGCGGTCATGACGTCGCGCCCGGTCGAGCACGCCAGCGACCGCTTGCATTGCCGGCATGTGAACGCGCGGATCCTCCTGCACGTAGTGTTTGCGCGCGGTGGCGGCGGTATCGACGATGTGGCTCGCGGCCTGGTCGATGTTCCCGCCGCTCTCGTTGTGCACGTAAGTCGCGCTCGTGCGCCGCAGATCGTGGGTGTGGATCGCCTTCAGGCCCGCGCGTTTGTAGAGCGCGCGCATCCCGGCATAGGGCGAGCGCACCGCCTTGCCGCGCCACGTGATGACGTGATCGCAGCGTTCGTCCCGCGCCTCGTGCGCGCGCTTCATGATCGCGAGCAGCGCGTCGTCCATTGGCTTGTCGCCGCGGCGCTTCTTGCTGCGCTCTTCCGCCGTCTCGGTATCGCGGAAGCGGATCACGCGCTTGTCGAAGTCCACGAGATCCCAGCGCAGCGCTAGGATTGCGCCGCGCCGCTGGCCGGTACGCAGCGCCAATTCGAGCAGCAGACGAATGTGATCGGGCGTCGCGATTTGATCGGCCGCGCGAAGGAGGGCTGGCAGTTCGCTCGCTTCGTCTAGGAAGCGTTCGCGCGGCGGGCCGGGCGGCGGCAATTCCATCACCGGCTCTTGATTGCGGGTGATGAGTTCTTCGCTGATCGCAAAGCGAAACGCCGTGCGTAGAAACGCGATGCGCTTGCGGCATGTTGCGCGCGCCGTCCCGCTCGCCAGCCATTCGAGCACTTTGGCTTTGACCCGGGCCTTCGAGCCCTTGGCGAAATCGTCGATCGTCCACGCGCCCCATTCGCGTCGCACCGCAACGAGGTGGCCCTCGATCGAATGCGGCCACTTGCAGCGGCGGTAGGCGTGTGGGTTTTTGCGCTCGGCGATGTAGGCGTCGAGCAGGGCGCTGATGGTGATGGGGGGTGTGTCTTGCATAGCAACAAGCTAGGTGCGCGCACTGCCGCGCAACACTCACGCCGCACGAGTTGCCCACACAAAACGTAGTTCTACACAAGCGTGACATCGTTATTTACCGTCGCCCCGTTGTGCCTCTGGTGGGCGGTTGGGGCGCTCGTCCTGGCGATCCGCGTTTGAGAACACGTCTCGCCGAAATTCCTTCTCGGTGAGCGGGCGCGCAGCTTCGGCACGCGCCACGGTGTCTTTGCCGTAACCGCCGCCCGCCCATCGAAATTTGAGCAACGCGATGTTCCCGGCGTAGTCGTCGGCTTGTCGTCGCTCTTCGCCCTCGAAGCCCGGAAAGTCGATGATGTAGCAGTACTCAATGTCTTCGTGCGGACCCGCCGTCAGACGCCAAATAACGCTGCCGCCTTCATCGCGGGCCAGCACCATGCGTTCGGCAAAGTCACCGATCCACGAGAAGCCGCGCTTGCCTGGCTCGGAGTGAACGATGTGCGCCGTGTAGAGCGACTCTAGCGACCGTCCCGCGCCCGCCAGATAGCCGTCGCTGTGGCGATAAAACCAAATCGCGGCGCCTTGCGGTGTCCGCAATAATACGTTGCAACGTGTGCTCATCTAACCCTCCGCCTTATCCGTGCCGTGACGCACGCGGGCACCATCGCGCGCGAGCTTGATCAGGCTGTCGAGCGTTTGCGGGTCGCCGATCTCCTCGTAGAGCGTTGCGAACGCATTGAGCGCCGGATCGCCTGGCGGGCCTTCCTGCCATTGCGTGTGCAGTTCAAAGATGCGCTTACAGACCACGGCCCGCGATTGCGTGAGCGCATTGCGCATGTCGTCAACGGTAGTGCTCACATCACTCTCCCTGGTCTTGCTTCATTGCTTCCGGGGCGGGGGCTTCGTTCGCGGTGGTGCGCCTTTGCGAGCGAGCGACGTATGCGGCGAGCGCGGTCAACATCTCAGTGTCAAGCGCGGGGCCACAGTAAGTGACGCGCACCCACCGCTCATCTTCACCGTTGAGCCCAACGTATTCGAGAAATGCGGTTCGCTCCTGAGGCATCACGTGATCTCCGACCGTAGCCAAAGCGCGCGATATCGTGCGCGCTCCTCGTCATCGAGGTTTGCCCAAAGCGCGGCGGCCGAGTCGTTCTCGTACTTGTTACGGTGCGCTTCATTCAGCATGATCCACGCCAACCGAGCCGCGCAGTAATCGTCTGATGCTTGCGCTTCTTCCAGCGAGGGAAAATCGTCCGCCATCAGTCCTTCTCCCTCACATCCTTAGAAGCTGCGAGCGCAGCACGCTCTTCCGGGCTATCGATCGTCATGGTGAAGCCGCAGTGCTTGGGCCAACCAGCGCCAGCGATTGCGGCAGCGCCGTCAACGCGCTGCGTGTGTCCACACTCGACGCACCAGACTTGGCCGCGCTTAATCGCGGGAAGGTTGGCGAGATCGTAAACCTTCAACAGCGCCGCAATGTGTCGTGCGTCCATGCTTCACTCTCCCAAACTGTCTTGCTTCGCTTCATCCTTAGAAGCTGTTGTGCTCTCGGAAGAGAGCGGGCGTTGTAGCGACAATCCTGTTTGCGGACTTTCCGCTACAACCGCTGCTGCCTTGAGGCTGTCTTTGTGAGCGGCGGCCTCGCACTCAATGAGGATGCCCATCGAGTTGCGAGGCCGGCCCGAATAGCTGGCGTTCTCGGTCATGTCCTAAAACTGAAAGTCGATGGGCAGGCCGGTGCGCTCGCGCAGCCAGGCCGACATTGCGGCGTTGAGCGCGCGCGCCAGCGGACGGTTGTTCGTGATTTGGGATAGCTCGCCGCCGATATCCACGGCGCGCAAATCTACGTCGCGCCAGTTCGGGCGCTCCATCGCTGAGCCGACGAGAAAGACACTAAGGCCGGCGGCTTCCAGAGGCGCGCACGCGACCTCAAGCGCGTAATTCTGTTCGACCGTGAGATAGTTCACGCGGCTCATGTGTCACCACCCTTCGGACTCGCGAGGGGCGCGGCACGCCATACACGTCCGGTTTGGTTGAAAAGCTCCCCGCCAAACCGAATTGCCTCTATGCGATCCGCGAACGGTCCGAACACATCCACATCGTAGAGGCCACCGGACGGGGCTTGCTCGCGCGTTACTACGACGAACGGACCGGTGTGTTCGGTATCGCTGAACAGCCGGCGCACGCGCGAAGGATAGTCGGGTTCGTTCGCCATCAGTCCCTCCCCGCATCATCATCCGTAGAAGGGGAGCCCTGCGAAGCGATGGGCGGCGTGGGGCCATTCGCTTTGCGGAGCGCAGCGGAAACTTTCGCGGCCACCGATTCCAATTCGGTCGATAGCTGCATTGCCCGGTTCGGACGGGGCTCGCCATAATCGCCGTCAAGCACGTCGTGTTGGTCGCGCAGGAACTCAGCAAGCTCGTGAAGCAAGCTGTCGGCAGCGATCAGTGCCGCGTTTTGGTATGGCGCTGCGCAGATCAGGCGGGCGTCATCTTCGGTGCAGTAGCCCGATGGACTGAAGATGAAGCCGTCGTCGCCTGTGGGCGGCATGTGGTTCGTGTAGAGCACGCCGTCGATATCGAAGACGCTCCGGCCGAAACTGATTTGCGTTACGCCACGCTCGTCAGGCTCACAATGCGGCGACACGAGGTAGAGCCACGGCCCCGGCGAAATGCCTCGCTTCAGCTTGGTCTCGCTACCCATTCTTCTCTCCCGCGTTGTCGGTGGGGGCGGGCGGATAGCGACGGTTGTGATCTTCCATCGAGATCGTCGCTGCCGCCCGAAAAATGTTGATAGGGTCGATGCCCTGTTTTTGAGCGCGATGACCGACCTCACACAGATCGTAGATCAGCCGAGACGCGGCATCACGCGGACGGTGAAAGTCGAAGCGGATCACCCTTTGTCTCCCTCACCAACAGGATCAGATGAATTGGAGCCGTTCGCGCTGATGGCTTCGGAGGGGCGGTTCGCTAGCGCGGCGTCTATCTTCGCGAGCACGCTGGCGGCGGTGGGGTTGTACGAAGCGTCCTCCGCACCGCGCATCGCTGCCTCAAGCTCAACGAACTCGCGTGCTGTCGTCAGCGCGGCGAGGAGCGCGCGTATCGCTTTTGCTCCACGCCGCATTGCGCCAACCGGCGACGGCACGAATTCGATCTCGTCTGGCTCGGTCGCCCACGCAGTTGCGGTGCGCTCCAATTCCGAGGCGATGCTAGCGGCCATCGGTGCTCTCCTGAGATTGCGTCTCATCGGTTGTCCGCTTCGGCCGCAGGACCAACATCGTGCTGTCGTCGTTGCTGCTCTGGCGGACATAGCCGCCCCGGCACTCGTAGAAGCTGCCGCGCTTGATGGCGATCTCGCGACCGCCGTCATGGACGCGCGCAAGCATCGCCTTTTCGGTTTCGCTCTCAGGCGTGAGCACGATCTGCTCCAACCCATCCTCCATGTAGAAAGCGATCTTCATGTGCGGTCAGCCTCATCGGGGCCGTTTTGCTGCGGCTCCGGTTGAATGCCGGCCTTCAGCTTTTTCTCCGGCACGAAGAGGCGCACAGGGTCGCCGTGCTCATCTATGTATTCGATGACGTAGGTGTTTGAGCGCCGTCGATTGGGCGTGAACGACCACGGGCGCGGCTTGCCGAGTTGGTCGGCAACAGCGAATTCAATAGGCGCCCTCGGAGGCACCACGGCGATAATCTTCGCGGGCACGCGCTTGATCGCGTCGTCGCTCGTTGACGACAAATCTATGTCGGTGCCCGGGGGATACAGCGCATTCTCTGGCGCCGGGTACTTCGGCTGTTCCGGCTCAGGCGGGGGAGGGGCAGGGTTTACGTCAACGCCGTGCGTCTGCAGCTCCGCTGTCCATGCCGCCCGCATGTCATCAGAGCAGTGCGCCATAGCGTCTGCCCATGTCGGCCACCGCCCGTGCTCACCGTTGAACGCCATTTGGTAGAACAGGCTGTCGCGGTTGTGCGGCAATTCCGGCTCGTGCTTCGTGGCGCAGACTTGGCAACGGTCCTTTGCGGGCGGCATGAGCCCGCCGACGTTGTGACGCTCCTCGATAACGTCGCCAGTGCGCGAATCGACAACTTGCATCTTCATCGGTGACTTAATCAGCATCATGGTCTCCCGGCACAACGTCCGACGCAGGGCCCATGCCGTAGCATTCGTGATGGAAGCGCTTGTCGCCCTCCCACGTGCTGACCGGCGAGTATCCGTAGGCAAAGCCCTTGCCGCATGTGTCGCAGCGCTCGAACAGAAAGCGGTTGAGCTTTTGCAGCGGGTGAACCTGAAAGCTCCAATGCCAGACGTGCCAGCGCGGATGACGCCACCAGGGGCGAAAGCGCCGGTTCAGCGCCGCCGCGATGAGGCGCACTAGCGCCTCGGGGTCTTCAGCCGATGACATGTTGTCCATCGGGTTGAGCGCAAGATCAGCAGCGACCTCAACAATCGAGCGCTGACGCGTGAGGCGCCGCGCCCAGAACGAGCGATGCGCGCCGCCGTTACCGTTTTGCCCGTTCCACCAGCGGCGCATTTCCAGCGCCGACGCGATCATCCACACGACGGCAAGCGTGTCCGCGGCCGACATACGGTGGTAGTGAAGCGGGCGCTCAGAGATGCCTTCGTAGAAGGGAGCCTGGACAAGCTCGCGGCGCGCGATGACGTTCTTCACGTCGTGCATAAAACCTTGATCGCGCAGCAGCCACTTCACCGCATCGGTGAACGGGCCGGGCGTGCGATCGAACCAGCCGCAGCTATCGTCGGAGCGGTTGCCAGTGCCGGGCTTCTCCGGGTCGTTGTGCCAGATCGAAATGAAGCTCTCGCGATAGTCGCCGCGCGACTTCCACGGATACTTGATGTTGAACGCGAGTGTGCTGGGGTCGTGCATCAGCGTTGGTCCTCCGGCGATAGCGCATGTTTCGGGCCATGCGCTTTCGCAAACGGATGGTGCTTGATCATGTCGTGGACGGCTTCAGCGCCGTGCGCCGTCGCCCGTTCGGGCAATGTGTGGCGCAGCACAAACTCAACGAACGCCGCCGCTTCCTTTTCTTGTCGCGCGACGCGAGCTTGAAGCTGAAGGTTCCAACCCTCGGTCGCCGTGTAGCCGCCGTCCGTCATGTGCCGCTCCGCTCAGTGGTCTTCTGGAAGCGCTTGGGTTCCAAGCCTAGGATGGCGAAGCCGTCCATCAAGCCGAACTCCGGTTCATGCCGCAGAATGTATGTGACCGGCCCAGTGCGTATCTCGCGCCCGGTGTATTCGCGGTTGCGATAGAACGTTTCGCGCAGGCGCAGGGTGTCGCCCGTTCGGAAATCTCTGTCATCGCGGCGAAGCTCGAACGGTTTCGAGCCGTTCCACAGCGCGTGAAAGTAGGACTCCCAAACCTTCAACTCGTGCTCGATTGGAGCACGTTCTTCGTTCTCGACTGTGCCAACTTCAACCATTGCTCACGTCTCCCGTTGCCTTTGCAATGCGGTTGGCGCGCCCCGCAAATCGAGACGCACCGCCCGCGCGGGCCAACGCGCGTGGCCGGCGATGCGCTCCGATTTGCGGGGCAGCCATCAGAAATTCACCCCAAGCGCGCGCAGCACTTCAACCGCAATCGCGAAGCAGACGACGACAGCGAGAAACATGAGGACGTAGCGCATTAGGCCGCGACCTCGCGCATCACGTCGCCAAGGTCGCTCTCGGTTTCGTCACTCCACACATCGCAAAGGCGCCCGACCACTTCGTCGGCAAGTTGCTCTGGCGAAAGACGCCGCTTGTTTTCGAGCGCGCTGAGTTTTGCGAGGCGCAACGCCTGCGCGCGGTTGTAAGCGCGCGTTTCGTCGAGGATTTGTTGCGCTTCCCACGCAAGCGCGCGCCACTCCGCCGCGTAGTTGGTCACGTCGTCTTGCGCGCGGTTCATGGCGCCACCTGCAAAATGCGCAGCGCGTGAGCCAGCCCGTCGATTAAGAGATACGCCGCGACGAAGATCGCGGCCGCCATGACGGCTTTGTTGTCGTTGGTCATGCCGACAACAAAGCAAAACGCTAGAAGATTGTCAAAGCAAAAAGCTAGATCGTTGTCGGCGCTAGGCTTTATTCGGGCTCAAGATAGACCTTGAGTCGCGCCGCCGATGTGACGCGTACGTTCTCGATCGGCGGTTCGTGATGCGTGAGCGAGAGGAGGGTGAAGCACCCAGGCTCGCGACCTGGTGTGAGCAGCTTGAAGTAGCGCCGGCCATCCTCAAGATCGACGACGCAGCGTTTATAAAGTCCGTCTGTGATATTCAGCACATTGCGGACAATAACGATCCCGTTTTCGGCGAAGTCGCCCATGCTTTGACCGCGAAGAACATAAGCAACGTCGCCGTCTTGCGAGCCCGGCGGCGCTTCTATGTGCTCAAGTTCTTGAGCTTCTATTGCGTGAACCAAAGCTCCCGCCCCCACATATCCCACCAAGGGAATTGTGAACACGGTAGTGAGCGCGTGTCCATACTGTAACCACGCGGGACTTACCCCGAGGTGACGGGCGTACTCTTTCGCCTTATCGGTCGTGATCCCGCGACGGCCCGCCTCGTGATCAAACCAGTTCTGTGGGTGCATGCGGTAGCGCGCAGCGGCGGCTGATGCGGTCTTAAAACCGCGCCGCATTCGCGCCTGACGCAGCCGGTCGCCGGGTGTTTCCATGAAAAAAGCATATCGCATAAGCGTCTAGCGTTTTGCTTTGACAGACATCTAGCAAATTGCTAGCAAACACTCCTGATGAGGAAAAGTTATCCACATAAGCCCCCGGCGACGGTGGCCGATCTGGTCGCTCTTTGGGGTTCGGCGCGTAACTGCGCGGTCGATCTCTTCGGCGACGGCGCACAAGAGCATCAGCCCCGCGATTGGGGCAAGCGCGGCAGCATCCCGCCGCAACACATCAGCGCGTTCGTCGAGGCCGCGCAGGCGCGCGGGTTCAAGACGGTCACGCACAAGCTCGTCGCCGACATCATCGCGTCTGAGCGCGGCCCGCGCCGCAAGCCAGCGAAGAAGGCGGCATGCAAATGACGCGCACGTTTAGCGACAAGCCAAAGCTCACGCTTTCCGCGCTCATTGTGTGCTGGAACGAAGGACGCAGCGCGTTCTGGATTTCGCGCGAGTATCAAGAAAACCGCGCTTACGCGATCGGCATGGCGTTTCGCGCCGGTCTGAAAGAACGCGACCTGCCGCCTGAGCGGGAAGAACAGTCGGACGAGGAGCGTGAGCGCCACGTGTGGCGCCCCGGCGTCGACCCTCTGCCGCTCAAGTTTGCACTCTCAACGCAAATGGGGCTCCGCACATGATCGAGACGAAGGAGAAGGTCGAGACGCAGCCAGCGCGTGCGAAGCGGTGGCGCAACTTTTGGGAAGTGCGCACGCATTATGTGTATGAGATTAGCGGCGCGGAGTTTCGCCCAGGTGATCGTTATCTCGGGAGAAAAGGCTACCCGTCTGCTGAGATCGCGGAGCAGGGCGCACTAGATGAGATGCGCACGCCGCAACATGCGCATCTTGACGCTCTCGATGACCTGTATCTCGGCCCGGTTGCGATGGATGGCGACGCATGAGGATGCAGTCGATCCCCACGACGCGCGACGAGATCGCGAAAGACAATACCGATATGCGCATCCTGCGCACGGCGCGCGACAATCCGTCGATGTCGCAGATCGAGATCGCCGTCGAGTGCGGCGTCGATACGCGCCGCGTTCAAGATGTGTTGCGCAACGACGCCGCTGCGTTTCCTGACGACAAAATCCGCGCGTTCAAGTCGCGCCCCAAGCGGGCGGGCAGCCGATGATCGAAACACGCAGCGTCCTCTGGATCGTCGCGATCGCGCTTGCGCTCGTCTTCGTGTTGCCGCTGGTCGCGCGCCTCGCGCAGCCGGTGACGCCATGAGCGATGCGGGACACGTTTCCGGGGGCGCTCGCGCTTTCGGGATGCGCAGGGGAGGCGACGCGGTGCATCCCGCGTCGTCTCCTTTGGCGCCCGTTCTGATCGAGATGCCGATGCCGCCATCCGTGAACCAAATGAAAAAGGTCACGCGCGGGCGCATGGCTGACAGCAAGTTCGCGGCCGAATGGAAAAGCCAAGTCGCGTGGCGGCTGCGTGTGCAATTTGGGCCGGCGGAAAACCGCCGCGTCGTCGTGCCGGGCAATGTTGTGATCGTGATCGGCGTCGAGCGCGCCAGCGAGCGCGCCGACATCGATAATCTCACGAAGGCGCTTCTCGACGCGCTCGTGCGCGCCAAGGTCATCGTCGATGACAGCAAGGTGCTGGGCGTCGCGACCGCGTGGAATCCGCCGGGCCATCGCGCGGCGCGCATCGCGGTGATGCGCGCGCAAAATCTCTCTCTCGACTTCCATCTCGCTGGCGACGGGCGCCACGGCGGATGGTTCCTGTCTGCGCCCACCAACGGAGAAGCACATGGCTATCAACCTATCGAGCCTTAAGCGCGTCCAAGCTACGGACCCGCCGCGCGTCATCATCTACGGCCCGCCCGGCATCGGCAAAACGTCGCTCGCGGCTGAATGGCCTGAGCCGGTGTTCCTCCAAGTCGAAGACGGCACGCCCGCCGGGCTCACGCTCAATTCGTTCGGCAAACTGAACAGCTTTGGCGAAGTGCGCGAAGCCATGCAGGCGCTCGCCACGGAAAAGCACGGCTTCAAAACCGTCGTGCTCGATAGCCTGACGCGGCTTGAAACAATGGTGTTCGCGGAAGCGTGCGCGCGCCAAAGCCCGGCGTGGAAGACGATCGAGCAGCCCGGCTACGGCAAGGGCTACGTCGAAGCCGACTATGTCTGGGAAGACCTGCTCGAAGGGTTCAACTACCTGCGCAGCCTCGGCATGAACATCGTCTGGATCGCGCACGCAGAAGTGACGCGCTTCGACGATCCGACTGCGGCGTCCTACTCGAAATACCAGATCGACCTGCACAAGCGCGGGCAGGCTTTGTTCGATCGTGAGAGCGACGCGATCTTCCTGATCAAGCAGGACGCGCTGATCGACGTGGAAAAGCAGGGCTTCAACAAAGAACGCACTGTCGGCAAAGGCAACGATCTGCGCTGGATTTATTGCCAAGGCCGCCCCGCGTTCACGGCCAAGAACCGCTACCGCATGCCGGAAAAGGTCATGTTCACGCCGGGCAACGGATACGCGCAGCTTGCGCCTTTCTTCCCTGCGCCGGCGCCGCACACGCAAGAGCAAATCTTGCAAGCGGGAGCGCCCGCCGACGCCGCTGCATAAGCGCGCCGCTTCACATCAATCACGTACATTCACGAGGTAAATCATCATGGCACAACTCGGTATGGCCTTCGATCCCAACACGGTTCCGAAGGACGATCTAATGCCGGAAGGCGTCTGGATCACGATGCAAGTCGTGGCGTCCAGCGTCGAGGCGACGAAGGCAGGCGACGGGCAAATTCTCGTGCTGCGCATGCAGGCGCTCGATGGGCCGATGGGCAAGGTGCATTTCGAGCGTCTGAACATCTTCAATAAGAACGCCACGGCGCAGGGCATTGCACAGCGCTCACTCCGCAATCTCTGCGACTCGATCGGGCATGTCGGCGTGCTCGCTGATAGCGACGTGCTGCACGGCAAGCCGTTTCAGGCGAAGTTCAAGACGCAAGCCGCGTCAGGCGGCTACGACGCGCGCTCGCAAGTGAGCGCGTATCAGGCGGTCGGCGGGGCAGCGCCCACGGCGTCGTTTGTTGGCGGGCAGCAACCGCAAACGGTTGTGACGTCAGCGACGCAGCCTGCGCAACAACCGGCGCCGCAGCCCGCCGTTCGGCCCGCCGGCACGCCTTGGGGCCGCTGAGCGTGGCCGCGCTCCCTCAAACGCAAAGCGCGACCGTCGCGGCCGTCATGGCCGCGCGTGTCGCGCGCCTTGCGAACTCCGATCGTGACAGCCGGCGCCTTTCGGCGTCGAGCTGGGGCGACGCGTGCGACCGCAAGCTCTGGTACGCGTTTCGTTGGGCGACGCCGCCGGAGCAACATGACGGCCAAGTGCGCCGTCGCTTCGAGACGGGCAACATCGAAGAAGATCGCGTTGTCGCCGACCTAATGCACGCCGGGTTCGACGTGCATTCGGTCGACCCCGCGACCGGCGACCAATGGGAATATTCGTTTCTCGACGGACACGGCGTCGCCAAACTCGATGGCCGCATCACCGGCTTGCCGGAGGCGCCGAAGACCGAGCACGCGCTTGAGATCAAGTCGCACAACGACAAGTCGTTCAAGGCTGTCGTGAAGGATGGCGTTCAGAAGTCTAAGCCGATGCATTACGTGCAGATGCAGCTTGGCATGCACGGCGCCCGGCTGACGCGCGCGCTCTATTTTTCCGTGAACAAGAACACGGATGAAGAGTACAGCGAGCGCGTCGAGTATGATGTGACGCTGGTGACGTCGCAGCTTGCACGCGGCGAGCGCATCATCCGCGCTGACAACGCGCCGCCACGCCAGCACGAGGACGTTACAAGCAAAGCGGCGTTCGCGTGCGGCTGGTGTCCGGCCAAGTCGCTTTGCCACGAGGGCGGCCAGCCGCGCCGTCACTGCCGCACCTGCATTTTCTCGACGGCGGAAATGGGCGGCGATGCGCGTTGGACATGCGCGCGGCACAAGATCGATCTGAGCTTTGAGCAGCAACGCGCGGGCTGCGACAAGCACCTGTATCTGCCGACGCTGGTGCCGGGCGAGCAAATCGACGCCGCGCCTGACGGCTCCTGGGTGAGCTACAAACTGCGCGACGGCTCAACCTTCATTGACGGCTACATGCCTGCAGGCGAGGCGGTGACGGCATGAACGTGGCAACCGCGCTGCAACCGATCCTCGATCGTTACGATCTTACGATCGCGGACCTGCGCGGCGACTGCCGTCTCAACCGGTATGTGTGCGCGCGTCGCGCCGTCATTCGCGTGCTGCGCGCCGCGCCGTTCTCGTGGTCGCTGCGCGCCATCGCGGACTATCTGCACCGGGACGCTTCCACGATTTTGCACCACGAACGCGCCATCCGCGCGCGGTCCGTGGAACTTGTGCGTGAGGGGGTGACGTGAGCGGGCTTTATTCAGAGGCGGATTATCTCGCGCTCAAGCGGCGCTGCGAGGATCTGGAAGAAGAGAACGCGTGGCTGCGCGCGCATATCGGCACGGAAGACGACGAACGGCGCGCCATGTTGCGCGTTCGGCTCGGCATTTACGCGGGCGAATCGCGCATGCTGATGACGCTGATCCGCAAGTCGCCGCGCATGGTGCGGTCAAGTGCGCTCCTGCTCGCGGCGCAGTCCGCAGGCGAGCGCAAGGTTGTCGATGTCGGCATGAGCCGCATTCGCGTTGCGCTCGAACGCAACGGCGGGCGACGCGATATGATCGTGAACATTCCCAAAGAGGGCTATCGTTTGACGCTCGACGGGCTGGCGCTGCTGCGCGCCTTGGAGCCGAACGCGTTCGCTGATCCGCAGGGCGTGGCCGCATGATCCTGCGCGACTATCAGCAAGGCGCCGTTGACGCCGTGTTTCGTTATTGGAGCGAGGGTGGCGGATCGCCCTTGCTAGACCTGGCAACGGGTCTGGGCAAAAGCGTCATCATCGCAAAGCTGCTGACGGAGATCGTCACGCAGTACCCCGCGATGCGCATCCTCGTGCTGGTTCATGTCCAAGAATTAGTCGAGCAGGATTACCGCGCGCTGATCCGCATGTGGCCGCAGGCGCCGGCGGGCATTTATTCGGCTGGCCTGGGCCGCCGCGATGCGCATCATCAAATCACGTTCGCCAGCATCCAAAGCGTCTATCGCAAGGCGCGCGCGCTCGGGCCGCGTGATCTGGTGCTTGTCGACGAGGCGCATCTTGTGCCTGCGTCCGGCGCGGGCATGTACCTGACTTTGTTCTCGGCGCTGCGCGACATGCGCCCCGACATGCGCGTTGCTGGCCTGACGGCGACGGCGTTTCGTCTCGATAGCGGGCGGCTCGATCGTGGCGAGGGACGCCTGTTCGATGAGACGGTCTATCATTACGGCGTCGGCGAAGGCGTCGACGATGGCTGGCTTGCGCCGCTGACGTGCCGTGCGGCGTCGATCGAGATCGACGTGTCGGACGTGGCGCGCCGTGGCGGCGAGTTCGTCGCCGGCGCGCTCGAAGCGGCGGCCGATCGCGATGATCTGACGCGCGCGGCGGTGGCGGAGATCGTCAAGCGCGGGCATGACCGGCGCTCATGGCTGGTGTTCTGCTCGGGCGTCAAACACGCGGCGCATGTGTGCCAGGCCATCCAAGCCGCGGGCTTTGCGGCGGGTGTCGTGACGGGCGAGACGCCCAAGGCCGATCGCGCGCGCATGATCGAGGACTTCAAGACGGGCCGCCTGCGCGCGCTTACCAACGCGCAAGTTCTGACAACGGGCTTCGATGCGCCGCAGACGGATTTGATCGCGTTCCTGCGCCCCACGCTGTCGACCGGGCTTTACGTGCAAATGCTGGGGCGCGGCACGCGGCCGGTTTATCCGCCCGGCTTCGATCCGAACGCGGCGGCGCAAGCCGAACGCGTCGAGGCGATTGCGGCAAGCACGAAGCCGAATTGCCTCGTGCTCGATTTTGCGGGCAACGTGCGCCGTCACGGCCCGGTCGATGCGGTCGTGACGTCTGACAAAAAGAGGCGCGCGGGCGACGAAGACGATCTTGAGGTCAAGGCCAAGGTCGATAGCGTGCGCGCGAAAGAGTGCCCGAATTGCATGACGCTGCTTGGGCTCGCCGCGCTCTCGTGCTCGACATGCGGCTTTGAGTTTCCTGCGCCCGAGCCGAAGCACGAGGCCAAGCCGGACGAGGAAATCGCGCTGCTGTCGCGAGACATGAAGCCAGCGGCGGTGCTTGAATATCCGGTCGTGAACTGGACGGCGCAGCGGCACGAGAAGATCGGCTCTCCGCCATCCATGCGCGTGACGTTCTATGCGGGGCTCGCAGCTTACAGCGAGTGGATTTGCTTCGAGCACGTGGGCTTTGCGCGCCACAAGGCGTGGAAGTGGTGGCTCGACCATGGCGGCGGCACGCCAGAGCCCGCGACGATCGACGAAGCGCTTCAGCGCTTTGCGTCGTTGCGACGGCCGGATGCGATTTTTGTGAAACGCGAAGGGCGGTTCGATGAGATCGTCGCGCGGCGGTTTAAAGCAGAGGAGGCGGCGTAAATGGCAAACGGACTGACGGTCGGAAACAACGGCAGCGAGCCGGGCAGCTTGTCCGACACGATCGGCATGCCGCTCTGGGTGTGGG